ATCTCCGATACTTGCTGCGTTCTTAGTAGCAGCTACTGTGTGATCTGCATCAATAGTCTGGTCATTCTCAAAGAACGCTGAAGTGTTGTACACCCCAGGTGTCTCAATACCAGTAGTACCATTCAGTATCATTGCCATTTATAACACCACCCATCTTGATCCACTAGGGACTGTTACTGAAACACCACTATTAACTGTTAGTGGTCCTGTTGACATTGCATTAGTATTACTTGTGATTGTGTAGTTAGTTGTAATCGTCTGACCATTCTCATAAAAGATTGCATCAGATCCACCACCACTAGCTCCACCACCGCCACCAATAGCACCCCATGCAGAACCATCGTAGCCCTCAAAGGAACTATCAGTAGTATTAAATCTTAAATAACCAGCAGCAGGTGTACCATCTCTCTGTGCTGTAGTACCGCTAGGGACTTCTGCAGAGCCTGTAGCAGACGTTTTAGTAACGTAAGTACCTAGATCACTAATCTGTGATTCTGTGATGCTGAGAGCAGCCTGATGCTGTGTAACAGAGCTTTGTGTGATGTTTGCATCTGGTACGTTAGCCCATGTAACTGCAGCAGTAAGATCATTAGTTTCTGTAAATGAAGTTAGATAACCTGCATCGTTAGTCAATGTAGATACATTGTCACCAGGTTGTACTGCACTATCAGCTAGTGTACCTTGAGCAGCAGTAGCAAAACTTGATGCACTTAGTGTAGCTTGATCCCACGCACTGCCATCCCAAACATATAATTCATTACTGGTAGAATTAAAGTATAAAGCTCCAGTCAATAAAGCATCACCGTCATTATCAACTGTAGGTGCAGAAGACTTAGCTCCTAAATATCTATCATCAAATGAATCATAAGAAGCTGCAGCATTAGTAGCTGACGTAGCTGCGTTACTCTCAGAAGTTGAGGCATTTGTTGCAGATGTAGCTGCATTGGTTGCTGAGGTAGATGCTGATGTAGCGGAATTAGCTGCATTAGTTGCAGATGTTGAAGCATTAGTTGCACTTGTTGCTGCATTAGTTTCTGACGTAGCAGCATTAGTTGCTGAAGTAGAAGCAGATGTTGCAGAACTTGCAGCATTAGTTTCAGATGTTGAAGCATTACCTTCAGATGTGGCTGCGTTACTTTCAGACGTAGCAGCAGCACTTGCAGATGTAGCTGCATTGGTTGCTGAAGTAGAAGCAGCAGAGGCTGAAGAGGCAGCAGCATCAGCAGATAAGGCAGCTTCTTCAGCTTTTGCAGCAGCTATAACTGACTGATTGGCTGCGTCACCTGTCGCATCTCCTGGTCCACCTACACCTCTCCATATAGCCATGTTACTTCCTTACTTATTAGCGATGTACATTGTTACTTCAAAACCAAAGCGTAACTCTGTGTATTCAGGTTTAGACCACATAGTGTTTCCTTATTAAAAGCTCCCCAAGCCTTGTGAGCCTGGGGAGTGATTAACCAACTTAAAATTAAGCTGGAACAGCTAGAGCAACAGCAGAGCTATCACGCAACTCAGCTACACCGTAAAGCATATCTGATGTGAATAGCGTACCGAGGTACTCTTGCTTGTACTGGGTCTGTGAACGTACACCCATTTGCTCAGCAAGAACGAAAGCGTCTTTATGAGCAAGTAGACAGATACGGTCAGTTGCAGAGTTACCTGCAGCAGTATCAGCATTTGTAGATACATAGACCTTAACACCGTATACGTCACCGATCTGACCGTTACGGATTGTGTTTCCACCAGCAGCCTCACCAGTGAAGGACTGCTCAGTAAACCGTGCAAGACCCATCAATGTGTTACGAGTTGTTGGAGGAACAATCAAGAAACGATCTGACATAGGAACATCAGCATCATCAAGTCTCTGGATTGATCTACGGATACCAGCATCACCCAATGCAGCAGCATTAGAAGTTGAAGAGTTGTAAACCGTAGCACCAGTAGAACCGATAAATGCGTTAGTTGATGCAGCAGCAGTAGAGTAGGCAGTACCTGTACCAACTGCTCGACCAAGCTGAATCAAGTCAGTATCAACCTGAGTAGCAAGCGCATAACCTGCGTCATCAGTGTAGAACCTACGTAGCGAGCTAAGAGCCTGTGTCTCTACGATGTCTTCGATCAAACGTGAATACTCGTAGTGCTTGTTGATAAGAACCTGTACTTCTGACTCAGTTGCAGCAATAAGCGTTACCTGAGAAGAAGCTGCCTTTGCAGATGCAGAACCACGAGTAGGCTTCGGAATATGAAGCGTATCGCCTTTCTTACCTTTGAAAGACATTTTAGAGAACAAGTTTGCAGCAACAAGATTAGCCTTATATGCTGCGATGATTTCGTCACTCCAAATCTCTGGGATAAATTTATCCGCAGTAGTCTTGGTGACGTGATTAGTACCAAGTGCCATTTTTATTTCCTTTCAGTTTAATAGACTCTTCCTTCCTCATAAGCAAGGAGGATTTCGTCTGCGTTAGCATAATATTTTTCAGGGTTAGTTCTTAGAAGATCCTGTAAAGCAGTTCGACTATAGCGTTTCTTAGAACTAGGGGCAGGAGAACCAGTATCTACTGCAGCAGCTTTTAGCGACTTAGACCTAGCTTGTTGAGATTCTGCAACTATGTCTTCTTTTTGCTGTTGTTTCTTACCGCCTGAAATAGAATTCCAAGTTGTAAGTAACTCAACAGCAGCGTTCATGTCATAATTGCTATCAGCAGCTAAGTATAATTGTTGCCTAATCGGTGAAGAACTAATCCACTGCTTAAACTCATCAGTTTGGATTACATCTAAATAATCAGGAAACTGCTTTTGTAACTGTTGCTGTACATGCTGAGCCTTCATAATAAAGGCATTTTCTTCTGCCTGTTTCAGAGCCGGATGATTAGACAAATACTCATCCATAGACTCTCTAGGACTTTTGAAAAACTTTTCATCTACATCTTCTTCAGGTACTTCAGGCTGTTGTCTTGCTTTACTTTGAAGAAGTTCCCGTTTCATCATTTCATCAAAGAACTTGCGATGCTCACCGACTTCTTGAGCATGTTTACCAATTAGCTTCTCAGCTTCTTGGTGCATCCTAGCTAGTTCTTCAACAGTTTTGCCCTTGTATTTATCAGGTAAGGTACTTTCAGGTTTATCCTCTTGTTCAGGTTCCTGAGCTTCTACTTTAACCTCTTCCTCCTCAGTAGGTTCTTCACCCACCTCATCAGGTGTAAAATCAAGGTCTTGCTGTAACGGATCTTCAAATTTAGCCATGTAAACTCCTGTCAACTATGTGATTGTAGGAAAATAAAAATATCACTGGACGCTTCAGCCCGTTCTGCGTTTTTCAGCGATTCTTGTTGCCTCCTCGTGCTTCCTAGCCCAAGCATCAGCAGCAGTTGGAAAGTCTCCTGTGACTCCTTCTAGCGCAATGCGAGGTTTAGAAATAATACGAAGTGACACACACTGACAAGTAGGACACTCAATAGTGGTTACCTCCTCATCAATATACTTTTCTGTGGTGTGACCTTCACCACATCTAAACTCAAATATTCTTCTGCTCATCTTCTAATTGCTCCCAGGCTTCTTCAGAAAGTTGTTTGAGAGTTCTTATCCAATGTAGGACATCTAACTGTCCTTTACGAAAGTTTAATTCTTCTAGGCTTTGAGTAGCCATCAAATTATTTCTTTCTTCTATCATTCCTTCAACATCAACCAATAAATCTTTCCATCCTTTACTTGACATCATGTCAAATCTTGCTTCATAATACTCTTGAAGGTCTTTATCCAAAATGGAGTCCTCTATGTAGTAACTATAATGAGGCATTATTATAGCACATTTTTAGTGTTTTGTCAAGCATTATTCATTCTTTTTTCTACCATCTGCTTGTCAACAATCCTCTCTTTAGACTCAATGTCCTTTTCCTTGAGAAGAATGTCAGCAATCTTTGCTCTCTTCTGAAACTCATTTGTATCCTCATCTTTAATGTTAGCTGACAAGTTTCTAATAATGTCAGACTTAACTTTATCTTCCATCAAAGAAGCCTCAATCATAAGTTTCTGTGCTCTAGCTTGTGCTTCCTGTGCATCAGCAACAGACTCTTGCGCTCTAGCTTGCAACTCAGCAGTCTGAGCAGCAAGATATTGCATCTGAGCCTGTTGTGCTTGCATCTGCATCTCTTGAGCTTGTGGGTTAGGTTGAGACATTTGTTCTAACTGAGCTACTAACTGTTCTTTGTTTAATAACCCTGATGTACTAATAATACTCTTTAATAGTACAGGGACAATAGGAGACTGTGGTCCTAATGTCTGCATCAAACCGATCAACTGTTGTTGCTCGTATTCTCTTGCAATAGCACCAATGCTTGACATTGTTGTAAATTTAAAGTCTTGCATTGGATAACGATCAGGATCAAACTGCATATAACGATACGCAACCTTCTTTACCATTGGGATAATGAAGTCATCCTGAAACGATGCCATCGCTACTTTATTCTTCTTAACAATGGCTGACATGGCTAATGACATACCCATACCGTTGTTCTGTCCTGCAGTAGATGCTGCACTCTTGACCAACTCTGACGAGTCTAGTGTGCCTGTAGCTTGTAGCAGCATCGCCTCAAATCCTTTTGCTGTTTCATAGTTTGAGGCATCAGTTGACCCAAACTTGAACGGTTGCAGGATCTCAGCAGGATTTCCATTAGTCAGGATGTTTTTACCAGGTCTGACTTCAAACTTCATACCTCTTGGTAATCTTGTAGCATCAATACCCATCATAGGTGCAGTAGTTAGTGCCAGAGAGTCCATGTGAGACCGTAGCTGGGCATCAATAGCTTTCTGCATGTTGTATGCCTTCTCTACTGTTCCAACCCCGTAGAAGCGTCCAGGACGAACCTCAGGGCGGTATGCAATGATAGGTCTATCTTCCATCATGTACGGACTACGTTCTGCTTTTAGTAGTGTGTTGTCGTTAGCAATAACAATAACTGCTTCAACAAGATCACTTAAATCATCAGCTTCAGAGTCCTCTGGGAATAGTTCTTCTGCTCTTTGTTCTACATCACTAGAGCCTTCTAATAGCTCTCTAGGAACTAGACCATAATATCTAATAACCTTTACTTTATCATCTTGATATGAAGTAGATTCAATCTTATTTGGTTCTAAATCATCGCTATCATACATAGGAGAGATATCAGCTTTCTTATACACTCCTGATGTCATTCCTCTAATAATATGATGATAGCTAATATACTCTTCAACACCAACACCAAGAGAATCATCAATAGAATCCGCATTAGGATCTATTAATAAATTTCTAGGATTTACTGGTTTAACTTTAACTGATATTTTTTCTCTTTCTGTCACACCTACTTGAGCTAAACCCTGGTCAGGCATCTGCTGTGTTGTAGGGACACGCTCCATTTCGGTTTTAACTAAAATTTCACCTACACCTGTACCAAATATCTCAGCTAGTTTGACAATAGAACTGATATTGTTAATGTAAGCATTGTTGTGAGTATCTTCAAGCAACAAACCTTGCATTATTTCTATATCAGTCCTATTTTGATCTACACCGTCATCTTCTATTTGAAAGAGTTTACCAGATCCTGCAAAGCCTTCCATAGTTTCTGCAACCCTGTTATCAACAGCTTGACGAGTTGCAGGACTAATGATTTTGCTACGCTCACTATCCCTAGTACGATCTTCAGAGGCCCAGATACCATAATAAATCCTTTCGTATTCATCCCATTTAGTTTCATAATTAGTATCCCTCCAGTCTCTCCACTTGTCACAGTGGTCAACTACGAAAGCTA